TGGTGGTATCGTAATATGGAAAGATGGAATACCAGAGAATCTAATTTTAAAAGATAATCAGATTGCAGTTGATAAGTACGATGTAGAAGATAACAATTGGATTAAGATTGATTTACTTTGTAATCGAGGTTTGGCACAATTAAGAGAATTAGATGGAGAAACAAAACTTTGTGATTATCCAATTGATGATGAACTAACATCAGAACTTTTATGTAGAGGTGATGTGTTAGGGTTAACACAATCAGAAAGTAGAACAATGAGAAAAACTATTCTTGCTCTACAACCTAAAACTATGTATGATGTTGCACTTGCTCTTGCATTAATCAGACCAGCAGCGGCTGATGGTGGTAGAAAGGCAAGTTACTTTAGAGAAGGTAAAGCAAAGTTTATCTATGATGAAGATGCTCTAACCTTTATATCATCTACACTTGGTTGTTCTCTTTCACACGCAGATAGATACAGAAGAGGATTTAAAAATTGTAATAAAAAAATTATGGATGAGTTTAAATCCAAAATCAAAGATGAATCTATTTGGAAAGAACTAACTCATCTTAGAAAGTATTCTTTTGCAAAAGGACACTCACTTGCTTATGGTCAAATGGTTTGGGCTCTTGCATATCACAAAGCTCGTAGACCTAGAGAGTTTTGGGAATCAACTTTAAAACACAATCAATCATCTTACAAAAAATGGGTTCATCGTAGAGAGGCATTAGATGCTGGTGTGTGGATTCGTAATCAACAACGAGGAAGTTCATACGACCAGTTTACAAAGACAGGTTGGTGGGATTCATATTCATTCTTACCAAAGATGGGAGCGGAAAAAGAAGGTAATCAAGTTTGGTTCAATGGAATAGTAGGTAACTTTAGAAAACTTCGTAGAGGTAAATGGAACTGTGTTCTAATGACTGTTGGAGTTGATAATGGAAAGTATCTTGATTTGATTATAAATAAAAAGTTTCCTTTCGGTTATTATACTTGTATTGAAGGTTGGGGATTCGAAAAAACCGAACACAATTCTACACACATAGAAGTAGAAGATTTCAGATGCTATAACCTACATGGTAGTACAGAACACAAAATGGAAAAGTTCTTTAAATAACAACATTTTTGATTTACCATATTTATATACAACATAATATGGTATAATCATGAGTACGAATTTTGAATTATTTCCTGGCAAAAACCTAAGTGGATTGTTTGAAGATATCTATGATAATCAACAAAACAAGAAACAAAGGATATCAGAATTAATTGCTGAAATGAAAAAGGTAATTAGACATTCTGGTGATATGGCAGTAATTGGCCCAATCATAAAAGATTTAGTTGATACTTCAGTTAGAAACGATGAGTCACTAATCAAGATGGCAGCAATTGCACAAAGAATGATTGCATCAAAAGATAAATCAGAGGGAGATACTGGCTTCCTTTCCGATAAAGAAAAAGAACAATTACTACAACAATTAGAAGATACAGTTTACGAAGTTGAAAACGAAAAAACCAAAGTTGATGATTTAACCAATGAGGTTGAAGAATTAAAACAAAAAGTAAATAATGATTAGAAAGGCAATATCAAATAGTAGTTTTTTTTCTAATAAGAAAAAAGTTTCTAATAACGCACTTGAAGGAAGTACTGGTGTTGTTGTATATGTACACCTTGATGATAGTGAGGCTACAGGTATTTCATTAATAGATGACTTAATTGATATAGTATCTGATAAAGAAATGGTTATAGGTCATGCTAAAGTTGCAAGTAGAACCGATTCCACACACGATTTAACAAACATACCAGAATACGCACCTGCAAATCCTGATGAAGGAGTTCCATTAATAGGAGAAGTTGTACAGTTAGTAAAGATTGGTAGTACTCTATTTTATAAACGAATACCAAGTATTGATATTAACGCAGGTAATTCAGAAGAAAATGCATTATTAGAAGGAACACCTAAAGAAGAACAGCCAGGTAGTCAAGCATCATCTTATAATGAATCATCACAGACAGGTATTGCAAATAATACAACAAATACTGATAACTCTGTTAGAGAAACAAAACTTGGTGAATACTTTGAACCAACACAAATAAATCCTTTACGATTATATGAAGGTGATAAACTTATTCAATCAAGATTTGGACAATCAATAAGATTTAGTGGATACAATAACGAAGATAATCTTTTTGCACCTACTATAATCATCCGTAACAGACAAAACGATAAATCTCTTGAGGATTTGAAAGAGTTTGAACCAACAGAAGAAGATGTTGTAAATGATGGTTCATCAATTGTATTAGCAAGTGGTGAGTATGAAATACCATTTGCACCAGGTAATGATGAAGTTACCTTAGAAACAGATGATAATGTAGTTTACTATGAGGCACCTGAATTAAAAGGAACAGACCAAATCCTTATGAATAGTGGTAGAATAGTTTTATCTGCTAAAGATTCAGAGATGATATTTTTTTCAAAAGGAAATTATTCATTTATTTCGGATGGTAAACTTACAATTGATAATGGACTTGATGGAGCTCAGATGGATTTTAATGGTGAGGTTAGAATGACTACCAATGATAATCCGATATATATTTTAGGTCAAGGAGAAGAAGGTAAACTATACCTTAACATAGAAAACGAAAATGAACCGATAGTACGAGGTCAAACATTGGTTAAACTTTTAGGAGAACTAATAGATGCAATCAATCAACAAATATATAAAACCCCATCAGGACCAACTGCTGTAGGGCCAACCAATAGTGGAACTTTTAAAAATATTAAAAGTGAATTGGAAACAATATTATCCACAACAAACTTTACTGAATAATCATGTCTCTTTCTTCGTTCAAAAATAACTTGTTAAGATATATGCAAAATCCTAACGGCATAGATAAGTTTGAGGATTTTGCTGATAAGATTGTTTTTGAATATGATTTACTGATAAAATCAGGTTTTCAAACTATTAACAATAATAAAGTAATAAGTGGTAATACTGATTTGATGCGTACATCAGTTGAGAATGCATGTAGAAAGGCCTTACAAAAAGATAAAGGGTTGCATGATTTTGTAAATGATTTGGGAGATGCAACAAGACAATATTGGATTCAAGCTGAGTTTATTGTAGGAGTACCACCTGTAATACCAGCTATTGCCACGATAGGAAATATTCTTTTAGATTCTGCAATCATTTCAAATATAGGGGTATGGACACCACAACCACCTACACCACCAAATGAAGATTCAAACATTTTACTTGATAGTTTTATTTTAGGAATACAACAACACTTGACAACTATCCAAGGATTTTATTTTACTTTATCATTATATCCCTCAGTACCTTCTCCTATACCAAATCAAGGAGTATTACAATTTCAAGGATATACAGTTGTCGGTGGTGGAGCACCATCTACAACAGCATCAGAACCTACACAAGAAAGTTTTCTTACAAAAGTTTTAAAGAAACTTGGAAATCTTTTAAAGAATGATGAGATGGATGAGGAACACAAAGAAGAAGCAGAAAAAGAAAAGTTGGAAGCTGATGCGGTTGCTAATGATACTTCTTTACCATCACAAGGAAGAACATCTGCACAAGAATATTCTAAACTTAAACAAACTCAACTTAACGAAGGAAAAGTAAATAGTGTTCCTGCTGATATATCTGATGAAGAAGCAGAGGAATTAGAAAAAGAAACACCAGAAGAATATAAATGTGAATCAGGAGAAAAAGTAGTTCAGATAGCTAAAAGAGATATTGGTATTCTCGAAACAGGTTCACCGCCTGGTAATAATTATGGTGGTTTTCCTGGTGGAGTTCAAAAAGATGAACCTGGTAGAATAGATGAAATGTTTGATAATTGTGGATTGGATAACCAAGCTAAGGTTAGAAAAACTGGTAGTGGTTATTATTGGTGTGCTGCTGCAGTAACAACTTGGTGGAAAGAAGCAGGATTACCTTTACCACCAAATGGAAGAGCAGGATGTGATTTTTGGATGCAATGGGGAAAGCAAAATGGATATTGGTCTGATACACCAAAGATAGGAGCAGCAGTGTTATATGGTTCTCATGCAGATGCTCATCACATAGGAATTGTATCAGCGGTAACTAAATCTGGTGGTATAATGACAATAGAAGGAAACACAAGTGGAGGGGGATTTAATAGAAACGGATGTGGTGCTTTTAGGAAAGTACCAAAAAAATATTTAGGTTTTGTAATTCCACCTGATTGTGTTGAACCATAAAATAGATAATAATATATTTATATTAGACAAGGAAAATTAAATGAATTATGAATAATAAACAATTAGTTAAAGTAATCAAAACATTAGTTGAAGCTGAAGTGGCTAAAAAACACACACAGTTTCTTACGAAAACTTTTCCTAAAATATTAGAGGAAGAAGTTTCTCGTAGAATGAAATCTACTCCAAAAGTTGTAGAACAAACAACAGAAGTAGACCCATTCGAACAAGCAGAGATTGCTTTAGAAGAAGAAAGAACACAGCCTAAAAAACAATTCACTAAGAATGAAGCGATAAATGAGGCATTAAATAATACAAAACCATTTACAGCAGAACAAAGAAAAGGTTCAACTGGTCAGAAATCAGTTTTAGATAATTTTCAACAACCTGTAAATGAAAGTATGGATAAGACAGTTACTTTTAATCAACAAGGAGCTGGTGCTGGTGTAGCTGGAATGAGAGCAAACATGGCGGCACAAATGGGTTATGGTGATATGAAACAACAACCAAGTAAAACAGGTCTTGGAGTTAAGACAGGATTACCTGGTTTAGATAGAATATTAAATAGAGATAATTCCGAACTTGTAAAAAAGTTTAAAAGATAGGAGATTATAAATGGCATATGTAATCGGTAGAAAAGTTGTAAAGGATACGAAAGAGTTTGATTCCTATGCCTATGGTATTACCCTACCTTTAAGAAAAGGAGAAACAGGTTTTTTTGAACAAGCTTTTGTTTCATTTGAACAAGCGAAATCAAATTTAAAAAATCTACTTCTTACGAGAAAGGGAGAAAGAGTTATGCAACCAAACTTTGGTACTGGTTTACATTCTTTATTATTTGAACAAATAGATGATACATTTGAATCAAGAGTTCAAGAAACAATAACAAATAATGTAAACTATTGGTTACCATATGTTAACATAAAAAATATAGATGTTGAAATGACAGATGAATTGAAAGACCAAAATAGAGTAAACTTAAGTTTAGAGTTTACAGTTGGTAATAATATTGATTTACATGAATTAACATTTACAGTACAAGGAACAAATTAAGATGGCATTAAATTCAGCAACATTTAAAAGTAACAAAGGAAGAGATATAAAATATCTTAATAAAGATTTTGCACAGTTTAGACAAAATCTAATTGAGTACGCTAAAACATATTTCCCAAAAACATACTCCGATTTCAACGAATCCTCACCAGGTATGATGTTTATAGAAATGGCATCATATGTAGGAGATATTCTTTCTTACTATACTGATGATTCGTTAAAAGAATCCTTAATGTTATATGCTGAAGATAAGGCAAATGTTATAGCCCTTGCAAAGTATTTAGGATACCAACCCAAAGTAACTTCACCAGCGGTAGCAGAGATATCAGTTTATCAACTCGTTCCATCAATATACAACTCAAATAGTAAATCAGGTACTAACTATGAACCAGATTCAAGATTTTACCTTAGAGTAAAAGAAGGAATGATTATTCAATCTTCAAAATCAAATACAAGATTTAGAACAAGTGAACTATTAGATTTTAACGATGAAAACGATAGAGAAATTTCAGTATGGGCATATGACCCTAATGATAACACAAAACCACTTCAGTATCTTGTGAAGAAAAAAATTAAAGCAATATCTGCAGAATTAAAAGAATTTTCTGAAACTTTCAATGGAAATACTTCTTTTTCTAAAATTAATATAGGAGATACTAATGTAGTTGATATTGTAGATGTAAGAGATTCAAATGGTAATAAATGGTATGGTGTTCCATATCTAGCACAAGAATTGGTTTATATTGATTACCCTACAACAGAACAATATGATAAAGACCTTTCACAATTTGGAGATACTGTTCCAAGAATATTAAAGACACTAAAAACATCAAGAAGATTTACAACACAAGTTAATGATGATAATACTACCTCACTCGTTTTTGGTGGTGGAACTGCAAGTGATGATGAAACATTAATACCAAACTTTAAAAATGTAGGATTAGGATTAAATAATTCTATTGATAAATTAGGAGCATCATTTGACCCATCAAACTTTTTGAAAACAAAATCTTATGGTCAGGCACCAAGTGGAACATTCACAATACAGTATTTAGTTGGTGGTGGTGTAGAATCTAATGTTGCTAAAGGTGAACTTACATCTATACAAAGAATAGAATATGATGAAGATACAACAATATTTACTCCAAGTGAATTAAGATTGTATAATCAAGGTAAAGCATCTATTGCATGTGATAATGAATCACCAGCAACAGGTGGTAGAGGGGAAGAAACAATAGATGAAATCAGAGAAAATGCATTAGCAAACTTTGGTTCACAAAACAGAGCGGTAACAAGAAAAGATTATCAAGTAAGAGCACTATCACTTCCAGCAAAATTTGGTGGAGTTGCTAAAGCATTCTGTGCACCAGATGGTGAGTTAGATAATAACTCTCCTTCTTCTATCCTTAACAATCCTAATTCACTAGAAGAATTTGCAGGACTAGTACAAACCCTAGGAGAAAAGAAACTCACAGAACAACAAATAAAAGATGAATTAAGAAACTTTTTAGCAAGTAAAAAATCAAATCAAAATGAAAAAAATAATCCATTTGCAATTAATTTGTATTTACTTGGATATGATACTAATAGAAAACTACAAACTCTTAACAGAGCAGTAAAAGAAAACTTAAAAACATATTTAGGTGAGTATAGAATGTTAACAGATGGTGTTAACTTTATTGATGGTTACATTATTAATATTGGATTAGATTTTGAAATTAGAGTTTACGGTGGTTATACAAAGAGAGAAGTACTTACTAAATGTATTAACGAATTGAAAGAATATTTTGATATTAGTAATTGGACATTTAATATGCCAATAAACATATCTGAAATTGAATTATTAATAGCAGGTGTGGAAGGAGTTCAATCAGTACCAAAATGTGAAATTACTAACAAATGTTTAGGAAACTATTCAGAACACTCATATAACATATTAGATGCAACAAAAGGAAAGATGGTATATCCTTCTTTAGACCCATCAATATTTGAAGTTAAGTTTCCAAATAAAGATATAAGAGGGAGGGTTGTATAATGTATTATTTCGTAACAGCATCTAAAGATTCAAGTATCTACTTACAACAACCAACCCAAAATACTGGTAGGGATGAAATATTAGAGATATCTAAAACTTATTATGGTAATTTAAAAGATATTGCTAGAAGTTTAATTAAATTTGATACAACTCCTTTATCTCAATCAATTGCAAGTGGTGAGGTAACAATGAGTTCTGCTCACTTAGTTTTACGAGAATGTGAAGCATCAGAAATACCAACTGACTATACAATCTATGCATATCCTGTATCTCAATCATGGGAAGTGGGTATAGGAACAAGATTTGATGATATATCTACTGATGGTTGTTCTTGGGAAAAAAGAAACACATCAACTAACTGGTTAGGTAATGGATTTGCAAATGGTACAACTGGTTCGTTCAATGGTAAGGGTGGAACTTGGTACACAGGTTCAGCATCTTCACAATCTTTTTCATATCAAACAACTGATTTAGATATGAATGTTTTGACTCCACTTAATTCATGGATTAGTGGTTCTATACCAAATGAAGGTTGGATACTTAAACATACATCTTCATTTGAAAACAACACAATAGATTACGGTCAATTAAAGTTTTTTGGAAAAGAAACAAACACTATATACCAACCGAAGTTAAGAATTGGTTGGGATGATTCTTCTTTCTCTACTGGTTCTCTTGAAGCATTAACAGCCGATGATATTCATATTACATTCAAGAGATTAAAAGTAAGATATAAACGAGGAAGTAAACCTGAAATCAGAGTTTTTGGAAGAGAAAAATATCCTCTAAAAACTTACGCCAACCGATATGCTTATACAGATGTATATTATTTACCATCAACTACTTACTATCAGATTAAGGATATAGTAACAGATGAAGTGGTGGTTCCATTTAATGACAACTATACAAAAGTAAGTTGTGATGCTAATGGTAATTATTTTAAATTAAATTTGAGTAACTTTGAATATAACAGAGATTACTATATAGAAATAAAAGTAGATAGAAGTGGTGTAATTGAATACTTTGCTGATAAGGATTTAACTTTCACCGTAGAGAAGTAAAATGGCGTTAAAAGATAAATTTAGAATAGACGAGTTAGTCAAAAAAGGCGATAAAGGGATTCGTAGAGAAGAATCTAAGAAAATCGTTGTGCGTAAAAAAGATGGCAAAGAAGTAAAGCCGTCACCAAAACTTGCAAAACCATTTGGTGAAGAAAGAATAAAAGGAAAGTTAGTAAAAGATAAACTAAAAGAAGATTTAGTATATAGAGATGATGAAATAAACCCAAATCAAGAAACATTTTCTGGTGAAGCTGATATAAACTTAGTTAAACCAAAATATAATGAAGAGGAGTTAGTAAAAGCGGTTGATGTAGAAGTTGATGAATTAGTAAAGAAAAGAAAACCTCAGAAACCAAGATACATACTATATGAAAAATATCAAAAGAAGTTAGATGAAATAAAAGATTTAAATCAGCAACTTCAAGATGTTACTAATGAAAGGGATAATTTATTATCAAATGTAGAAACACTAGAAGGTAGTGTTGAGGTTTTAAATGCACAAATTCTAACACTTCAAGAACAAATAAGTTTTCAAGAGGAAGAATTTAGAAAACTTACTACAAAGTTTGGAGAGTTATCTTTAGATTTCCAAAACGCAGTAATCAAAGGTACTAGAGAGGGTATAGAAAGAGTTTCATTAACTGCACAATCAAGAGGATTAGAGGCACAAAAAGAAACACTACAATCTCAGTTAGATTCAGAAAAAGAAATTGTAAAATCATTACAAGCTGCGAATGAAACATTACAACAAACAATCGAAACAAATGCACAAATATTTGAACAACAAATAGCACAAGCAAATCAACAAGTTAAAGCTGCTCAGGCAACAGCAGCAAATGCAGCAAACTCTAAGAAGAAAAAAATTATTTGTAATGAACTATATCATCAAGGTTATTTACCAGAACACATATGGGATGCAGATGAAAGATGGGGTGATAAAAGATTCATTACAGACCCTAAGTTGGTAATTGGATATCAGATGTGGGCAAGAAAAGTTGTGGAGTTTATGAGAAGAAAACCTCAGTACACTCCAATAATATATTTCTTATGTAAACCATGGACAGAATGGATGGCATATGATTTAGGTGTATTACCAAAAAATAATTTAAGAGGACAGTTTACTCAATGGGTGGGTAAATATTTCTCTTATATGGTTTATGATTTATATGGTGGAGATAAACTTTATCAAAGATATATAAAGGCAAATTAAAATGGCAATTAAAGAGTTTAAAGAAATAGTAGACCGAAAAGGTTATTTAGTTGAATCTGAGGATAGAAAGATATTCGAACAAGAGCTAACTAAATCAAACTATGGATTGGGTTGTAATGATATGATTGAGTTCATTCTTTATGATTCAAATGATAATCAATTGCCCCAAGGTGAAGAAGGAAAATTAGTTAGATATATTTCAACTGAAGATGAAGATTACAAAAAATACTTTTTAAATTTACCAAAAAATCCTTACACAAACAAAATGAATGATTCTGAAGATTATGTTGTTGATTTACAACAACTTATATTAGATTCAGGATATAACAATGGTATTTTTAAAACTCAAGTTACATTTTTAAATAGAAGAGTTGGTTCTGAAGTAGGATTGGATAAAACATGGATACATGAAATATCACCCTCTCGTACAGAAGTAAGAATCCTTCCTTTAAAAAATAAAGCAGTAGATAAAGATTTAGAAAAAAGATATTCAGTTTTTACAGATAAAAAAGAATTTAGAGATGATATAATCTACAATATTAGAGAATATGTTGATAGTATTAACTTAGAAAAGATAAAGGAGTTTATCACCTTTAGAAAAGGAACTGAAGAGGCAGGTAAGCAATATATTCACTTAATTAAAAAAGAATTTAAAATAAGTGATTTTGAATCATTCTTACTTAAAATTAAAGATAAATGGATTGAATCTATAAAATATTATGTTGATGGATATGGGTGGGATATTAATAATTTAAATTATGGTAAACCTCTTGGTAATAAACAAGAGTGTATTGAGCTTTCGTTAAAAGAATTACAATCTGATTTAGAAACTTCTTTAATAAACATTATAGATAAATTTTTATTTAAAAGAGATATTATTAAAGATAACATTTTATCAAAAGAAGAACAAATTACCTTAGATAAAGTAAAAGATATTTTAAAAACCACAACATCTACTTCGGTATATGAAAGTTCAATACCAGATAGTATTAGTGGAATAATCAGAGGATGTACAGACCCTAACTCAAAAAACTACAATCCTTTGGCTAAAGAAGATGATGGTAGTTGTTTATACGAGGAAGAAGATATAATAGTAAAAGGATGTACAGACCCAACTTCACTTAATTACAATCCATTAGCAACAGTTGATGATGGAAGTTGTGAATATGCTGAAGAAGTAAGTATTGTAAAAAAGAAATATTATGTTTGGTCTGCAACAGGTGAAATAAAATATACAGATAAAAATGGACAAGGCCAGATGAAAAGTGGAGTTGAATTTGATTCATTCACAGTAGTCCATCAAATTGGTAAAGTTACATTTAATGGAGATATTCGAGAAGTACCTAAATTAACAGCAAAAAAAGCTACATATTTTTATAGAATTATAAATCAATCATCTACAAGAAATTATAGAACTCCAAACTATGATAGAGGATATAATGATTTTGATTTCTTTGAAAATAATATATTTGGAGAAAACAAAAGAGGAAATACATTTACATCAACTTATAATTTTGAAGATAGTGGTGCAGGTATTTTAGGATTTAAAGGACAAAATATATCAGTATCTTATAAAGATGAATTAGGTAATACAGTTACATCACTTGAAATAGAAATTGGAGGCTCTATTCTAGTGTGTGCACAAGAAGGAAGTGTATCAGAAATGCCTGGTATTCAAGTTATAAAAGGAGAACCTTGTGGTGAGGGAATGGTAACACAAGCTCCAACTTCAACTAGCAGTACGGCTGGTTCTGGTGGTGGAGGTGGTGGAGGTTTCCAAAGACCTGATTTCACAGTTGAAGAAAATATGGGAAGTGGTATTCCAACACCAAATGATAATCCACTTGAGGTAGTACAACAACCAATACAAATAAGGAATAATTATTAATATGGCACGAGAGGAAAAAATATTTTTTGACCAACAATCAGACCTAAATCTAGGAGGATTCAGTAGTGCTGATAACTTTGGTGTTAGAGATGATGTTCTTTTTGAGCCACCTAGAAATGGCGGAGGTGGAGGTTCTAAACCAGTTAATATAATTAGAGGATGTACAGACCCTACTTCTTTGAACTATAATCCACTTGCAACAGTTGATGATGGAAGTTGTTCATATGCCGTACCAACTCAACCTATTAAAGATAAAGTTATAGAACTAAGTTTAAATGCTAACGAACCATTTAGAGATATACTTTTAAATGGTGAGAGAGTAGACAAACAACTTAAGAATACATTAGTCCTTTCTGCTAAAGAAGTTTTAACTCCAAAAACTATTTCTATCTCAAATGTAAATGGTAGAGCAAAGGAAGAATATACTATTTTTGCTTTAAAACAAACTATAACTAAAGAAATAAAACCTATTGTAGATATTTTGCCAGATGCAGATGTAATCTTAGAAGAAGCTAGATTTACTGATGTTGGTGTTAATATAAGTGGTGAGGCAATAAAGTCATATGGTACATATAGTGCACCTGAAATAAGAAATATTGGAACTTCACCTTTACAATTAAGTGGATTTGGAAATACAGCAATACCTAATTTATATCTTGGATATACACAACCTGTAAAACCAAAAACAATAAAAAGACCTGAACTAATTCTTGGAAATATAAATTATGAATATTATACTTTCATAATTCAAAAGAAAGGTTTCCAATCAAAAAAGATTGCAATTGCAAAACCATATGATTCTGAATTAGATACAAAAGGGTTAATAGTTCCTATTCTTGGTAATGATAACAAATCACCAAAGGCAAGTGCAGCTTTATCATTTACTTTAGAATCAATTAATCCACCACCATTACCAATTCCATACATAGTTGATATTGAATCAGATTTAGCGGGTGATGGTATCATACAATATACTACATCTTGGGGTGATAGTGGTAAATTACCAAGTTCAGGTAAATTACAATTAAGTGGTGAAAATTTAACTAAAGCAACTATTGAATTTTTTGGTGTAGGTATTTCCTCATATACTCATGATGTTTGTTATGAATATTTTACAGGTAATAAAAAAGGTGGTGAACCTATTAAAAAAATACCAAACATTGATGCAAAATTTGTTGTATCTCCATACAATCAAACTATAAAAGTATCTGCAAAAAGAGCAGAAATCACGCCTCCTCCAACAAAACCAAATTTGAGAACTGAGGTTGATTCAATAACATATAATATTAACAGTAAAGAACCATTAAAGATAGGATATGAAACAACATATACAGATTTAGTATATTATCAACTTGGTAAAACAAAAAAGAAAATATCAAGAAGTGGTTCATTAATTTTAACTCAATCTGATTTTTTAAATGGAGTTGGTAATTACACAATATATTTACAACCTGTTTCAGAAAGAGGTGGTAGTGGTGATTACAAAAAAATATTAGTAAATGTAATTCAAAAAGATTATTTACCTGGTCCTGATATTACACACATTAATTATCCACAAAATATAAAAGGAGCTGATTTTCAAGAATATAATGTACCTTTTAGAGTAACTTGGCAATCTATCAATACAAATTATGTAAGGGTATTTGTAGGAAAAAGAAGTAAGGATACATTTTTAGGACAGTTTTCTCCATCAACTTCAGCTGATTTTAATGTAGAAGATGTTCTAAGAGTAGCAGGAAATAATTTAGATACAGATGCAAACATAGTTTTATTTAAATTAATTTTTGTACCTTTTAATGAAGAGGGAGATTCTTTAACAGAAGGTAAAGAAGAAAATATCACAATAACTTTTGATAAAGGGGATTTAAAATTACGAAGAGGAAATGTAGTAGCTGATTTAAGACAGGCATTTGTAAATAACATTGATTCAAAAAAACTAATAAGAGATACTTCACCTTTACTTTCTCATTACTTACACATTGGAGATGGTAATAATAAACTGATTTCGACTTGGGGTATTGATGATTTAACATTTGCAGAAGAATATACTGATGAAGAAACAAATCAAACAAAATATAGAAATGTTGAAAAGTCACTTGTATTAAAACTATATGAACCTCTTCCAAGAAATATTACTACGAATGATGTGGTTTGGGTATCGAAAATACAATCAGTACCATTGGTTGATGTAGTAGAAATAACAGAAGATTTTTCTAAACATTGTACACCATTAACACCAAACTTTAATTTAGATGTAACAGATTCTATTGGATATGAAATGTTGGATGATATAATCGCAAGTGGTTCATCATCATCAACTGAAATTGTAAACGAATTTGTTTCCTCAAGTAGTTTTAATTTATCAAGCTTTAATATTCAATTTGGAAAGAGAAAAGAAAAATTATTTGAAGAATATAGTGGTTCTGCTAATTTAGTTTTACCATATGGTGATGAGGTTTACAATTGGGAAGAGTTTGTAAAATATTCATCTGCAGAAGAAAGAAGTGAAAACTTTTTCTATAAAGTTAAATTAATAGAATCGTATAATAGTAAAATAGATGAAATTGATACAAAAGTTTCTACTGTTTCTTTATCAAATCAAAAAACTAAATTACAAAAACAAATTAATGATGTTAAAAAAGGATTTGATTCTTTTGAAAAGTATCTATACAATGAAACTGGTTCTTTAACATATCCTGGTGCAGGATTAAACGAACTATCAGCTTCAAATGATTTATCTGTATCAGGTTGGTATGAAAGTATTGTTTCTTCATCTCAATATTATGATTCTCATAATCCATCAAGATTATCATTTAATTTACCAGAGTATATAAAATTGGATGACAAGAACGATGAGTTTACATTGTTCTTCGATATGATTGGTCAACATTTTGATATTTTACATACACATATTAAAGGAATATCTCGTTCTAAAAAATTAGAACACAAATATGATGTTGGTTTAAAAGATGATTTAGTTTATCATTTATTGGAATCATTTGGATTTAATGCAGATTCAGGTGCTGAAAGTCAATTACTTTGGGAATATGCATTTGGATATTGGAACAAAGAAAAAGAGACAAGAGGAGATGGAAGTCAAAAATCAGTATTGACACCAAAAGATAGACAACATCAAATTTGGAGAAGATTATTAAATAATTTACCATATCTGAATAAACACAAAGGAACTAAAAGAGCACTACATGCTGCCATGAGTTGTTATGGAGTACCTAATTCTTTATTAACAATAATGGAATTTGGTGGGCCAAAAGACCCAACTCAAACAGGTACTACACAGTTTACTTTTGAAGATAGAACTGCGGCTATAGAATTAGTAAGTGGAAGTTCAATTATAGTACCATGGAAACAATATGATAGTGGTTTAAGTAACGATTGGCCTAATTCTATTGAAATAAGATTAAACACAGAAAATAGACAAGACCATCAAATTTTAAGTGGTTCAAATTTATCATTAGATATTTTAAAAGATACTGGTTCACTTGCAAAAGTACAACTTACAGTTGGGCCAGATTCAGCGAGTACAGAAACAATACCATTATTTAATGATGAGTACACACATATTGTTGTTAACAGAACAAGTGGTAGTACAGATACATTTGAAGTTTTTGTAAAAGAGGGATTCCAAGGAAGAATTAGAAGTGAGACAAGTTCATCTTTAACTGCTACAACCAAAGCTTGGACAAGTGGTAGTGAATTACATTTAGGTAAAACATTTGTAGGTTCAGTTGATGAATTTAGATTATGGAGAACACCATTATCTCAATCAAGAATAGAAAACCATACATTAATGCCTGAAGCAATTGATGGTAACCACATATCTGCTTCTACTCATGATTTATTCTTTAGAAATGATTTTGAATATCCAAAGAATAGACATTCAAGTGGAGATACAGCAATCAAAAATGTTGCAGTAACATCAACATATTCGGCATTTTCAACAGCAAGTAATTTTGATAATAATACAACTTATCCTTATCAATACATTCCATATGATAGAGATGTAACGGCAAATGTACCTTCAACAGGATTTAATTTTGCTAATAAAGTAAGATTTGAAACTCAAACAAAATTAATTGATTTATCATATAGACAAAGAGCAACCAAAAAATCATTTGACCAATCACCAGTTGATTCAAACAGATTAGGTTTATTCTTTTCTCCAATAAAAGAAATTAACTTAGATATCGTAAAAAGTTTAGGTGATTTTAATATTGACAATTATATCGGTAATCCCGCAGATGAATACTCAGATGAATATACTGATTTAAAAACATTAAGAAATTATTATTTTAGTAGATATACTTTAAATTTACACGAATATATTCAATTAGTAAGATATATTGATAAATCACTTTTCAAAACTTTAGAATCACTTGTACCTGCAAGAGCAAAAGTTTCAAGTGGATTATTAATTGAACCCCATGTATTAGAAAGAAGTAAAACTAAATGGACAAAACCAAGTGGTACACTTAGTTCACTTACTTCATCAATAGATGTAGAACAAGATGTAAATGTTATTTCTACAAACCCACAATATAATGCATTATTAACTGCATCTCAAGAAATAACTCTTGAAGGAGATAACCCACAATATTCAGGTATTGTAGATGCAGAATCAAATACAGTTTTAACAGGTACAAAATCAGATTTTGCAGGTACTATAACAAATACTGATAATACAACATTAGAAGGAACAATAACAAGAAATTCAGGTTCCGATATGGGTGGTATTTCTATAAGAGTTGATGCTCAAGTGACTGGTTCAGTACAAGGACAATTTGAATCTACTCAATATCAATCAGTTGGAATGGAACCTGATTCACTATCAGTAGCAGGATTTGGTTTATATGGAAAAGATGGAACTGTACTGAGAACAAGATTATTTAACAATAATATCGTAAAAGATAGAGTAAAAGTATTTTTACTAAAACAATCTTTTACAGAAGATATACCAAAAAATATTAATCCAAATGATTCTTCATTGGGTAGGGAAGTTGAAACAGTTACTAAATTTAGACATAAGGTATCTATATTACCATGGACAGGTTCTAATGGATTAGAATCATCGACACCAAGTGGTGGAGATATAGTTACTGTAACTCCATTAGATGGATATTTCCCAACACATTATAGAAACACAACAGATTTAACAACTGGTTTAGAGAACTCATTTTTTAATGGCTCTAAACAAACACAATCAACTACTTTAGATGGTGGTGCACCAGTTCAAACATTTACAACTAATCCAAATACTCTTAGAGTATCAGATGCGGGTAGAGGTAGTGGTGAACCAATTTTAGAAGTAGATTAAAAGTAATTTAACTAATTTTTAAAATAGTTATATTTATATATTGAATAACATTAACAAGGAATTTAAATTATGGCTTATTTAGATAACACCGAAATCACAGTAGATGCGATTCTTACTAAGAAGGGTAGAGAGAAGTTAGCAGCTGGACAAGGTTTAAACATCACAAAGTTCGCTTTGGGTGATGACGAAGTAGATTATACCCTTTATGAACCAGCACATCCAAAAGGAAGTGCATATTATGATTCAGCAATTAAGGCAATACCAATTACTGAAGCATCTCCTGATGAAACTCAAGTTTTAAAATATAAGTTAGTTACCTTACCAAAAGGTACTACTAAAATTCCTAAAGTTGAGTTTGGTGTCCCTTCAATATCAGTCAACCAAAATTCAGGACAAGTACAACTTTCACCAACAACTTCACCAAGTGGTAATACACAAAGTGGATATACTGTAATTCTTTCTAATAAGAACGCAGGTTCGATTGTTGGAAGTGGAATATCAAGTGGAGCAGGAACTGTACCTTCATTCTTAGGTGATGAAATTACTACAACTGCTGCTGTTGAGACAGGTTTAACATTTGTATTTATTCCTAATCCGAATATTACAACAACAATTAAAACAACTATTACTGTATATGGTAATGAGACTGGAGGTTCACAATCAATACCAGTAACAGTTACTTATGTACAACCAAGTTAATATAGGAAAATAATAAGATGGCAACAATACAAGGACAAGCAGGAGTAAATTTATCTCAAGAATTAGCTACTTACCTATCGGAAAACCAAGGTAACTATACTTCTGAACAATTAACACAGATTATCAACCAGTACTTAAGTGGTGGTGATAAATTAGGTAGCACAGGAGGTCAGATATCAAATGGTATCTACAAAAGTTTTGGTGAGTTTGACCAAATCACAGGTAAAGTAGAAGTAGTAACTACTGGTCTATGGAGTGGAGATACTGGAAGTTTAACAACTTTCTTTACATCATCTGCTCAAGTAGCCGCAACAAGTGGTAAATATTATTATAATGTTTATGACACTGCAGCAACTTCATCCATACAATTTTCAGTTGCATATGGAAATAGAACAGGTTTAGGTTCACCAGCATTATCTGGTGATGATACATCCACTTTAGAAACAAAAGCAACTTATGCACAATATAAACAAATTTTATTAGAAACAGATGATAGCCAATTTACATTTGTATCTTCATCAACAGCAGGAACACATGATTCAGATGCCATCTATGTAATCAATGTTGCAAGAGGAAGATATAAAGAAAAAATGGATGCTGGAAACTGGTCACTTACATTAAGTGGTTCATTAGGTTCAACTACATTGATTGATGATAGTGGAAAGAAATTTGATGATACAGTTGGAAAAGCAGGTAGAGTATTTAATGTTGTAAGTGGTTCACTTAACTTAGGTACAGAGAACGCTGCAACAATCAATACAAACTATGGTGTAAATGGAGAAGGATTTGGATTGTTCTATCCTGACCAAGGATTAATAGTACTTAACCCAACTGCTCTTTCAAGTTCACTTGGAAGTGTACATGGTAGAGATTTAGCAGGAAGTTTAGTAACAAATGCAAGTACAAAGAATCAATTAAGATTAGTTGAATCTATTAAATTAGGTGCTGACTTCGAAGCAAGAAGAACAGAAAATGTTTCTACATCTCACTATTTTGTAAGAGCTACTAACAGAGAATTTAACTATTCAAATAACCCATCATTTGTAACTGGTTCAGATGGTTCATTTGCAGAATCAACTTTTGAAACTGACCCAAGAACATTTATTACAACTGTTGGTTTATTTAATACCTCAAATGAAATGATTGCTGTGGCTAAAACATCACAACCAATTCCAAAATCATTTGATAAAGAAGTATTAATCAAAGTAAAACTTGATTTCTAAACCGTAGGTACACATTTCAAACATAACAAACCCCATCGTGAATGGGGTTTTTTATTTCCATATATTTATATAGAGGAATTACACTATGTTAAAAACAATACCAAAATCGAATATTACCAAACGCTCTTTTAGTGTTTACAAAGAGTTTACTGTTGATAATGGTGCATATCCAATAGAATCTGCTTCGATATCAAACAATAAATCAAAGTATAAATCGATATTAAGTAAATATTATAATGCAGATGCAAATGTTTTTACTTTTTATGGAAGAACTTCTAATATAGCGAACCTAGGTTCAGAGAGAACAAGAGCTAATACAATACAAATTATTTCTTTACCACAAGAAAAGTATGGTGAACAAATAAAACCCAATTCGATTGAATTTACTGATTTAGATAATTCTGTATCTTTCGTTGATGATGGAAATTCTTTATTAACATCTACTACTCCTTTATATACACTTGTATCATTAGATTTTCATGCTGCAGAATTAGTAATCGAAGATAATGACGGAGAAACATTTACATTAACAATTGATGATTTAGATTTAGATACAGGTGCAACAATATTATCATTTGGAGCCGATTCAGATTCAATTATTTTTGGAGTTGTTGATTTTGAAAACGGCACATTAACAACAACAACTGATATTGAAGTTGGTGGTTTATCAATCGATAAAGTTGCTTATGGTAATGTATTTTATTCGGATGGTTTATTTGTATTTACACAAAATGCTGGTATAGGAAATAACTATTTGTTAAAATATAAAAGTACTAAAACTATACATGAGACTGAAGTATTGGTTAGTGTGAATGAAGGACAATTTAATTATTCACAAAACCCATCTGCAGTTGATGTAGTTCTAAGTGGTTCCTATGATTTTACAACTACTGCAGTTAATAACGCATTCCCAGCTGGAACTAAAAAAATCAGAGAAGTAAGAGATATTACAAGAAAAAGTACTTATGAAAGTACAGTTAATGCAGCAGTAAGTGGTTCGTGGGATGATTATTTTGATTCATCTTCAGTAGACCCAACTGGTTCATATTTAGCACCATATATCACAACTATTGGTTTATACGATAAAGATAACAATATGGTTGCTGTTGCAAAATTACCAAAACCAATTAAAAATTTACCAGATTACGATGTGAACTTTATTGTTCGTTTCGATACATAATCTATATTTATATAATACAAAGGAGAACTAATTATGGCTTCAATACAAGACTTATACAACAAATCAGAATTTTCCAAGTTAGGTAAATCTAACAAGGATAAAACTCCTATATCTGCAGATGAAGGAAATAAACTTCATAAAGACGAAAAGGCACTTGCAAATGCAAGAGGTGGAAAATTAAATCAGAACAGATATTCTGATAATGTAAAATATTAACATTTGAGTTTACTCTACAATCTTTCTAGTAATTGGGCATTTATCCATATCCCAAAAACTGGTGGTACATCTATTAACAAAGTATTAGAATCTGATAAAAATACTGAGTTTCTAACTTCACACGATTCTATAAGGTTATTACCATCAAATGATTTATTTACATTTACATTTGTAAGAAATCCATATACAAGATTTTTATCCGCATGGAAACATGGAATTAGAAAAAATAAGTACTCACCAGATTTGAAAGAATTTATCCAAAATATTAACTTAGATGATACTTGGTTTTTACCACAAACTTATTATATAAATGAAGGTAAAACTGAAAACAAAAAGGTAAACTTTATAGGAAAATATGAAAACTTAAAAGAAGATTTTCAAGTAGTTTCGAGCAAAATAAAAGTTCAAGGTAATCTTGAACATTTAAATAGAAATCCTATTTATGATGCACATCCATTATTAAATCAAAATAAATATTATTTATCAATGTATAAGAATAATAGATGGGCGCAGGATTTTGTGAAGGAAACATATTACAATGATTTCAAGATTTTTAACTATGGGATGGACATACCAAGGTAGACCAATAACAGAAATTTCTGATATGCCCGAGGGGACTATCGGATTTATTTACAAAATAACAAATCACCAAACAGGTGAATATTATATAGGAAAAAAATCCTTATATGCAAAAAGAACTTTACCACCACTTAAAGGTTATAAACGAAAAAGAAAAGTGGTAAAAGAATCTAAATGGTTAGATTATCGTTCTTCAAATCCATCAGTACAACTATGGTTTCATGAAAACGAAGTAGCAAAATTAGATGATAATAGGGATGAAATTAACGATTCTTTAGAATTAAAAATATTAAGATTTTGTAAAACACCAAAATCATTAACTTATTATGAGACAGAAGAACTATTCAATAATAGGGTTTTAGAGGATAAATTATCTCTCAACGATAATATTTTAGGTAAATTTTTTCGAAAAGACTTGGATATTTAATATTTTTTTCGTATATTTACATTGTTTTATAGGTAAATTATGCTTGCACACCACGATAAACAACAGGTTATAACAATATTAGATGAGGTGTTGGGAGTTGGTACATCAATGAAAAATGATGAACAAGCTCACTATTGTCCATTTTGTCATCACCATAAGAAAAAGTTACAAATTAACTTAAAAACTCAATACTGGCATTGTTGGGTTTGTGATGCAAAGGGTAGAAAGATACAAAGGTTACTAAAACGACTTCATGTAGATTCTCGTAAATTAAAGAAAATATACGAAATCTATGGTGATGATTATGTTGTTTATAGTAAAGATACCGAAGATGAAAAGGTAGAACTAAGGTTACCTAATGAGTTTCAATCACTACTAAAAGAACCAAAGGGAAAAATCAATCCCTTATTCAGAAAGGTGAAGGAATATGCTAAACAACGAGGCATCACTACCGAGGATATTAGAAGATATAATATCGGTTATTGTGATTCTGGTCATTATGCCAATCGTATTATTATTCCTTCTTATGATAGAGACAACAGACTCAATTACTTCATCGCGAGGTCTGTATTTTCTGAGGAAAAGTTTAAATACAAAAATCCGCCAGTTTCTAAAAATGTTATCATGTTCGAAAACCAAATAAATTGGGATGAACCAATTACATTAGTAGAAGGTATTTTTGATGCTATGGCAGTTAAAAGAAATTCAATTCCTTTACTTGGTAAGTTTATACCAAAAACTTTAAACGATACTATATATAAAAAAGGTGTAAAGAGTATTAATATTTTATTAGATAAAGATGCTCAAGACCAGGCGTTATATTATACTATGCAATTCCAAAATCAAGGAATAAATACCAAAAACATTAAACCATCAGATAAAGATGCATCTGATATGGGATTCTCTAAAATTAATTCAAAACTTAAAGAAACAGAAGAGACTGGTTTCGGTGATATAATATCACAAAAATTAAAAGGTTTATGATAATAAATAAAGTTTACCACTTGGCAGATTTACATATTCGTAATCTCCAAAGACACAAAGAATACAGAGGAGTATTCAAAAAATTCTTAAAACAAGTAAAAGAAGATAAAATCGAAGATTCAGTTATTTATATAGCTGGAGATATTGCTCATGCTAAAACTGAGATGTCACCAGAGTTAGTAAAAGAAATATCATGGTTCTTGACAGAATGTGCAAAGTTAAGAGAAACGATACTTATTACCGGTAATCATGATTGCAACTTAAACAACTCACATAGATTAGATGTTCTCACACCTATTATCGATAATCTTCAAAACCCTCGTATTCACTATTTGCGTGATACTGGCGT